TTACATCGTGATGTAGTTGTTTAGCTTCGTAATATAGTCTGGCAGATCCTCTGCAATAAGTTTTCCGTAATGTTTATAAATCATAGAAGTATCACTGTGGCCAAGCTGCTCGGCAATCCACTCTGGAGGTACTTGGCCAGATGTTAAAAGCTGACTGGCGAACGTATGTCGACCTTGGTTAATACCACGTTTACGCACTTTCGCCTTCTTTAAGTGCTTATTCCAACGATAGCGTAATTCATGATATTCAAAGTGATTCGACCGTTCATGGTTAATCCAGACAAATCTAACCTTTTCTTGTCTCTTGGTCTTATTGTCACGCTGAAGTACTTCAATAGTTTTTGCTCGAGCATTACCAGTAATTTGGTACTGTTTTCTAAGCGCTGTAATTGCCGGCTCGAGAAGTTTAATTTTTCTCTTTCTACGTCGGTTTTTAGTTACTCGATAAATTCCACGAACATATGATCTCGAAATCTGAATAGTACCCTTCTCCAGATCTATATCTTCCCATGCGATCGGGATCTGTTCCGACATTGAAAGTCCAGTCCAAAATAAGCATGGCAACAAGTTTTGAATATCTAGATCCGTTTCAGTGTTCAATATCATTGCAATTTCAACTTTGCTAAACGGATCTGGTTCTGGCGTATCAACTTGGTGGATTACTATGTTTTCAAAAGGGTTGTAAGGCATTTGACGTTCATCGCGCCAAATGGCATGGATTTGTGAAAAACGAGTAATAATTTCTCGTACGGTCTTATTGTTTAAATTCTCTTTTAAGTGCTCAATCCACTTTCTAAGCATGTTTGTATTGATATCTTTGGGATTAATTTGACCCCACTTTGGGATTATATGATTGTAAACATGTCCCTTATATGAATCGTAAGTACTTGGTGCAACTTCTTTAATCGTCTGGCTCAGATATTGTTGAGCATAATAACTAACTTGATTCTTTTTTAAGTGTTTAGAGTTTGGAAAATGTTTGGCCAAGCTAAACTGGCCAAGTTGGATTTCCAATTTAATTAAACTAGCAAGCTTTTCAGCTCTATCTTGATTCTCTGGAGTAAAGTCCCAGTCTAACGTTTCTTTAATAATTGATTCTGTGGCGATCGGTCGCATCCAAATTCGCAACGATTTCCCACGTATTTCTAGCCCTGCAGACATTATTCGACCTACATTTAAGTATTCTATAAAAATATTTAGAGAGATTTTAGAGGAATGCACCCCCGAACGGGGGTGCATAAGAGGTGCGCAGTTAAATGAAAGGCAACTCGTCTTCTTCGTCTATACTATTTCTAGAAAGTAGTTCATTTTCGAGAGCCATATGGAGATATCCATCAAGAGTTTTGTTCATTAACCAATGAATATCTCTGTCATCCATATCCTTGATTGCCCAACCTTTATATTTACCGTAAAAAATATGGGTTGGGTATCTTGCCTGTTCTGAAAACTCATACAGCTCTTCAAAGGATTTAATGCCTTTAGTTCGCACAATCTCAAGCAAAAGTGAATATGTAGTTTTGCAATCGTTTAAAGCTGAATGAGAGTTCCGCAAACCACGACGAGTCGACTTACGATTATTGCTAATTTGGTACGCAAGCGCAGAAAGGTTATGTGATTCCAATGTTGGCCATAAGGATCTGGCCATTGCCAATGTACAGATCGCCTTAATACCTTTAGTCACAACACCGGCACGGTTTATTGCAGCAATATCATAATCAATGTTATGGCCGATTAAGTATTGAACATCATCTTTTGGAAGTTGGAACTTCGTAAAAGATGGGCATTTCTCAAGATCCTCATCAACAATGTGGTGCACAGCCATTGCAGCTATAGAAATTGGTTCACTTGGCTTATAACGTTTAGTGAAATCAAACATCGTTTGCATGATTGGAATATCAGTTCTGAAGCTGGGAAAAATGACTTCAATAGCAGCTGCTTCAATGATATCGCCATGCAGTTTATGGGTTTCAGTATCAAAAATTAGTGCTGTCATTAATATTCTCCAAAGACCAGTATTGATGTGCTCACCAAAATTGAGAAAATCAGATTGAAAAACATTGCATTTTTAAGGTTGAACTGCATGTGTTTTCCCTACTTTACCTTGTTTATCAAGCTCACATCGGCATTGACCAATCCGAAAATAATCAATTGGTCCTGGTGCTTCCTTTGGAGTCATTTCATATCTGTATAGAACATAGGTTCTTACATGAGTTTTAACGGTGATTTCATCACCTTTAATTTCAGTGATTGTGCCGTTATGTGCTTTTTGACTAACGGCAATTTTCCCCTGATACACACCTTCTCTTTTTTGGATCATGAAGTTGACTTCATCACCTACTTTGTAAGATTCAAAATCAGGAAGTTTTAGGCCGCCACACTTGCAATGATATTTAGACATGGCTTTCATTCTCCCAATCAAAATCTTCGCCAAGCTGTTCGCTATTATCTGTATCAATTAGGATGATCGAAATAATTTCGTATTCTTCTAGACGTTTAACAGTTGCCATTTTTTCAAATGCATCTTTAAGACTTTCAAAGTTTCCAATCAAAGTTCTGATTTCTGAAACAGCACAAGCCCCAAGCAATGAAGCTGCTTTTTGTTGAATTGGGCTATTTGATAAATCTTTACGAATACGTACCTGGTATTTTTTTGTAGACATGGTTATCCCTCCTTAACTTCTTGACGTTTTTCAGCAATACATTCTTCTAAGTGCTGAATGCATTGTTGCTTAGAGTTAAAGGGCCCTTGCCAACATTCATTAAAATGGATATCCCACTCAACTAAACCGTGCTCTTCGATACGGTCGATTTGAACAGTTCCAAAGAATGGAACCTCATAAGCAAACCAATGTTCATTATCATCAGTGCCAAATTTGATTTTGGAGTTCTGCGCTGCCACTTCAGCTTTATAAACACCTTCAGCATGTTTAATAAGATTTGCTACAGGTGTGCCTTTCATGAACCATGTTTGATCAATCATGCAGTCATTTTGAAGCTTTAAATTTTCTATCTGCTCCTGATAGGCCTTTAATTGATTTTCTTTGTATTCCCAGCATGCATGCGCCAAAAATGCATCACGATCTTCAAGCAAACCATTTTTATCTACTGTGAAATCTGCATTTTCTTCGCCTACTAATTCTATGTAATATTCTTTGAACTTTGGATCGACTGAATATTTCATGATTGAGCCTCCAAGCCTTGTTCTTTACGAGCTTTGGCTTCTTCTACTGAGTGAAGTTCTTCAGCAATTTTTATCGCAATTTGAGCAGCATCAACCATGTTTTTTGCCAAGATCCATTGCACACGGAAATAACCACCTAAACTGTTTGATTGATATTTACCATCTTTATCAAATCGGAAGTTAAAAGGTATTCTGATTTCAATCTCAATTAAGAATTCAAAATCACCGCAAGCACGGTGAAAGTCTTGCAATACTTCGCCTGCATAATGTTTTATGTCATTATTTTCACGTATTTCCTTTAATGTTGATTTAAGAGCTGGACATTGCTCAAGTAGTAGGGAGCTTTGCCATTCTTCATAGGCATCATCAAGAAACTCTTGGAATTTATCAGATACCTGTTCTGAACTAGATGCCAAAAGAGTAGGAATATGAAGGATAGTGTCAAAAGTGACATTTGAATCCCACATGTCGCTGATTAGTTGACGTGGAAATGGTTTGATTTCCGCTTGAGTGGTTTCTACGTTAGAATCGTTTTGCATAATTGCTCTCCGGTGATTGTGTGGCACATACAGAAGTGGCCGCTTCTGTATGTGTGCTCATAAAAATTAGTGAAATTTAATGTGGCTACGATCATTTGAAGACGTAGCTGCACCAAAAATGGCTTTAAGTAAAAGAAGTTTTACTAATTGCTCTGGAACTTCTTCTTTATTGGTTTTGGCTTGAGGGAATTCAGGAAACTTCAATAAGTTGTAGAAATCGTCTGCATATACCCATTGGTGAATGCGATCTTCATTAAGGTTCCCTTTTCGTGTATGCCATGCTTTACATGCTTTGCAATAAACAACATCTGCTTCAATAGTTTGATTGGCAAAAAACACAACGACTGGACAATCCTCTTTTGGCTTTTCATCTTTCCCTTTAAAAACATTTAATTTTTGGTGAGCAGGAATAGCTTCAATTTGGACTTTGAAAACCTCAGCATTTGAGTCCTTTAAAATTGCGTTAGCAAAGTTATAAACACTATCTAAAAATGAACCAGAATTTGAACCCACTCCAACTGGATAACCAATTGTTTTAAGAAGTTCGTCGCGTTTAACTTCCTCTTTTTGCAAACGAGTTTTTAGATATTCTGCAACATCTAAAGAAATCGGCAGTGAAGCTTGCATACACGCTTGTGTTGAAATATTTAACTTAAACATAGTGTTTTTCCTTTCGTTAAAAGTGGGTTTGATCCCGTTGTGAAGTTGGTTTTTCAAAGATCCAACATCGTTTTGTTGAGTTGGTAATTTTGCTTTGTATGGCTTTATTTGCTTCAACAAAGCGGTAATGAAGGCTGTGACGTAATGCATTTTGCAATTCATTCACTTCAGGTAATGCGTATCGATAATCCGCTGCGACCTTATATAAATGAGCAAAATTGATGGCCATAATGTCTGACTTAGCCGAGTGGTTTACGACGCTATCTGCATGTTCAACTTTTCGTATGGAGTCTTCCATTTCTTCAATCGTGTTCCAGAAGTTCTGAACAATAACTGGATCTGACTTGAGGACTTTGTCACGGCTCTGAGCCATCTTGATAAATTCTTCAGTCACCTGTTTTTGTACTTGTGCCGGCACTTCAATTACATGACGGCACATCGCATCAAATAGAGACATAAGCTGGGCATGGTTGTGAACAATACGAGAGCTTTGGATGTTGTATTGTTCCTGGTGCAACATCGCATCATATTTTTCATAGCCAATATTGAAGGCATCTAAAATGTCTTTTTCTTTGCTTAAACATTGCAGAATGAATTGGCTAACATTCTCAGGTTCATATTTTGATAAGTTGCGTGAGGCGTGGAGACTGGCTTTACTTAACTGATCTTTATAAAAATGAACATGGACAATACGGCCCATAATCGCTTCAGATGCTAGTACTTCAGCATTCTGGCTAATAATTAAAGTGCCCATAAACAGTGGTTCGTATGTTGTATTACCACCTGCCTTTACACCCATGGCACCTAATGAGCCACCGTCGTACATGGTTTTGCACATATCCCAGTTGAACTGCTTAGATGAATTTTCACCTTGGCGATCTGATTCAATAAATACGACTGGAAGGTTGGATACTTGGCGTAAAGTACGGATTAAACCCGCTTTGGATGTTTTAGTAGGATCTAAACCCTCATAGTTTACCCTTCCAAACAACTTCCATAGGAAAGTAATCAAAGTTGATTTACCTGTACCGGGTTCACCTACTAGTTCAACGAATGGAAATGACTTATGTGTTTTGCGGATCTGCTGAGCGTATAAAGATCCAAAAAATGCTGTTAACCCGATTAAACCTTTAACGCCATAAGCGTCAATGAAGTCTGTAACCCAGCGCTGTTGATACTCCTCTTGGCTCTTATTTATTTCCAATGCAAATGGAGCATTACACTTTAGGTTGGTATGGCGTGGAAGTTCAAAATAATCTTCTTTATTGATCGAATATTGCTTGCCACTCTGGTATGCCAACTCTCCTAAAACATAGGTTTTTTGCTCTGCGTGATATCCCACATAATCAATAAGCTGAACACGCTTAATATCTTTGAGCTCCCGCTTTAAAAAAGCGAGTAATTGCTTACTGTTACCTTCATAAAAAACACCAGGTGCAACATGTAAAAGTCGCTTACCAAACTCTGGAGCTGAAGAGATGTGGGAAGGACTAAATGTATTTTTAATCGTCTTCGCACCACGCGGAAAATCTATTTGGAAGTAATAATCTGCTTCATCAATTTCTTTTTGGTATTGGTAGTAAAGCCCATGTGGTCGGCATTCCATCATAATTTCTACATCTGCAGCATGCTGAATAGCTGCTTCACGACGTTCAGATGTAGCTTGGTCTTTTTCCTCTTGTGCCCAATCTTCATTATCACTCGGCTCAAAATCGATACCTTTCATGTAGTCATCGTATTTATCCATGTTTAATTTGAACCAATAAACACAGTTATTAAAATCAAATGGAAATGACTTAGTACCGTAACGCTTGTAGATAAGTATGCCTTTATCCACAGGCTTCTCAGCGATTAATAAAGAACCATAGTATTTATATGTTTCTATATCCGAGAATTTAAGACGATCTTGTTTATAAAGGTCATTCCAGTCTGTTTTTTTACGCCCACTAGGAGGAAGTGCAGCTTCAGACTCGAAGCCGAGTTCTTCAGCTAAAGCTATGTTTTTTCTTATACCCTCATGCCCAGCATTATCGTTGTCGTATGCCCACACAAGCTTTGGTAATGGCAGCTCTTGTTCAGCACATTTCATTGCAATGTGATTGAGGAAAATTTTAGGGTAATTTCCAGCAGATAAAGCTGAAAAGCTAGTAATGCCTGATAACCAAAGAGCGATCGTGTCAAAGATACCTTCAGTAATCCAGATCTCTTTTGACTCGATGTAGTTTGTATTTGGTGTCATCCATGCATGGCCTGCTGAAGACCATTCTTCTTTAAATGTGGTTTTTGGCAAAACGCCTTGTTCATCTAGAACACGCTGCCACCATCCTGGATTCCCTTCTTCATCTGTGATTGGGAATCTTAATGTAATAGAAGTGGTTTTCTTAGGCTTATAACGGGTAATACTTTCTTGTGTGTATAGACCCTTTAATGGTTCTAGAGGGAATCCACGACCTTCGACAAGGTAAGCGTTTACAGTTTTATTTGGATCTTCAGGAGTTGGTTCAAATCGTTTTTCCCATTTTTCAAATAATTCAGGGAATAAATCACGAATGTGGTTTTCTTTACCACATTCGTTTTTACGTGGGCAGAAAACTACCCACGGTTCCTCAGGATATACCCAAGCTGATGCTTCCTTGTGGTTACAGTCTGGGCATCTACCACGCAATTTATCGTTGCCCTTAACTTTGAAGCCGTAGACATCTTTTAACTTCTCTACTACTAAAGCTTTGGTTTCTGGAAACATCATTTTCAATAAACTGCCTTAAAATAAATGCCGATTGGTTTTTCTAAGTTCCTGCCCTGCTAATTTTCCAAGTAATTCTTGGATCCTTTCTCTGGCAAGGTACTCAATGGTTTCTTCAATAGTTGGTAGACCTAGGGCCTTTTGCACTTCCTGTACAATTTCCTTCTCTTTATCCGAAAGAGCGATTTCCTGAGTTGGCATCAATTCAGCTCCTAGAAAGGTGATCTGATGCGCCTTTTTTTAAGTAACTGTCTAAGCTAAAGTTATCTTGAATGTCTTCTGCAATTAGCAATGCTAATGCCTGTTTCATTACAAGCTGGCGCATGATTACACCAGGATTAACACCAGTAAGCCGTGAGACAATTTTAAAAAGATCAGACTCATCATTAGTCAGATTGACGTTGTAACGGTTATCCCGTTTTTGTTTCTTCAAACTCATTGGTTTTGGTCCTCATTGTTTGGAGTTTGCTTTTTACCCAAGTAATAAATTCTTGCGATGACACTTGAGCGACTGGAATCGGTTTCCTCTACTTCTTGATCGATTGCCTTAACTTCCTCTTTTGGTAGATAGACAATGCATGGAATACGTCCACCACTGATCTTTTTTGATCGGGAACGATTAGAAGGTGAAGTTTCTGTACTCATACAGTATCCTACGGTTATAGTGATGTGCTACGAATCACTATAGCATAAATATTTAGTCTTTCAATATATATCGGTGAAATATATGTCCGAAAATTTGGCTGTAGAGATTACACAAAGGTTCACAGAAGAGCTGGAGCGTAAAAATTTGAGAGCAAAACCGCTTTCACGCAGTATCGATGCCCATGAAAATACGTTAGGTAACTATGTCCGCAACAAAGTGCCAGATCAGTGGATTTACCTAGCAAAACTACAAAAACAGGGAATAGATATCCGTTATGTATTGCTTGGCATTGATCCAGACTTTAGTGGTCTTACAAGTGAAGAAAGTTTGTTATTAAAAGCATATAGACAGCTTAGCCCTGAAGCTCAGGAAGCTTTACTACGTTTAAGTTCTGTTTATGCGAAAGAAGTCGAAAATAAAGAATGATCAATGCATAAAAAAGCCCACCTTTTACAGTGGGCCTTTTATCTATTCCTCTAGTTCTCGCTGGACTATTTGCAATCGATGCTCTAAGTCCATTAATTTGTAAATTAGATCATTTCTTTTATAAATTACATCTCTATTTTCAGACCCAGTTTCTAATGAATTACGCCAAATGCGTAAAGCACTTAAAGCCATGTCTAAGTTCAATTCTGCATCTTTATCTAAAAGTTCCATATTTACCCCATTAGCAATTTGATTTAATTGAAATTGCCAAACCCGTACCTCTGTGTTGTTCCAGATCGGGCTGCTAATGGTGTGTTCTCCATTAAACTTAGGATAAATAAGATCTTTTAGCGACGAATTTAATAACTTTATATCGATTTTTTTGAATGAACGATTAGTTTTTGACAGTTCTTCAATCAAATCATTAATTTGATCGGGGGAAATTGATAAGAATCCCTTATCAGTCTGGTGGTTAAAAAGGATTTGACTACTGGTCACACTGTCTATGAGCAAAAATAATTGTTCGCAGAGTAGACGGCTTTTTTCATTGGTTGCCTGAACCCGTGGTGCAATGGGCACGTAGGGAATAATATTTTCGTTCATCATCATTCCCCTTAGCGACCGACATCAATCATGGTAGGTTGGCTACTTGTAAATATCCAACAACGAATCGTTTTACGTTCCAACCTACTCTGAATTGCAATATTGTGTTCCAAATACTTAGGATATGGCGGTTTACTGTGAGGTAAAGTCTGAATTAGATCTGGACGTTTAAACAGATTGGGGAATAGGTCTAGAACTTGTGTGAGGTTAATAGCAATTTGATCGGTACGATTGCTATGATTGAAGTTGTGAATACCATGTGTGTACATGTTTGACCAAAATGACTCAAGTGAACTCGCAACATTCGGTGCAATTTGATCATTTTCGCCCAAACTTAAGCAACTAATCGGAAGATGTTCACGAACAATACGCCCTCCTCTAAACCAAATCACCTCGGCAATATCATCAAAAATATTATTTACAGTTAGGTTCGGGCTACCTGAGCGTAACTGAACTACCGATCCAACTTGTATTGTTTGCAATTGATTTCGCTGTTTTAAGAGCAGCTCTGCCATTTGGTTAAAAGCCTTTATGTAGGCTTCTTTGATCTGAGCTGCTTTTGCACCTGTAAAACCCATCGCAAGGAAAATAAAGCCGTCTTTGGTCATCTCATACATTGGACGGGATTTTCCTTGCTCATCTAAATAATCAGCCGACGCAAAATTGCGTTCGCTAAACTCAGTTGAACAATCAATATTTTTTATTGCCCGAATAATGTCACTGTGACGTTTTCCAAATACTTCGGCAACTTTAAGACTATCAGTTTTAATTTGGTCATTTTGAATGAATACAGCATTTTGTAATTCGAGTGTCGTCATGAGCTTATCCCCCTATGAATAATATAGAGAAAGTCATAAAGACTGCACATAAGAACGTGAATGTGTCGATAACGTTTTTGAATAATTGGTGAATTTTGCGCTTTTTCTGGCGTTGTTTGAACGCTTCTAAATCAAGGATAGGGGTGTGCTCTATGATTTGAGCATGATTTAAATGTGCGTGTGCGCGGGCTTGAATCTGTCTTTTCATGACGAGAATTCCTTTGTGTAGGTTTAAAACCCACCGCCATCACTTTCCTAGGGTAATGGTGGCAGACCGAACAAGGCTAGGAAAACCGTCCACAAAGCTAACGGCCAGCGCGAAGCTGCCCTGCCCGATCTACCATAACAAGTATAGCCGATCAGACATTTTTGGCAAAAAAATAGTCGCTTAAGCGACGATATTTTATGCGCTTTGTGGATTTAACAAGTTTCCTAGGCTTGTACGCAGATTTTGCTGCGTTTTTTCATATTGCCTATAGTGAATCGTTATGTCAAGATAGTGATGTGCTATTTTTATTTAATCAGGTGCAGTATGGAAAAACGTAAACGCGTCTTTACTGTGGAGAGTGTCCGTCGTCTTAATCAAATGCTGCGTGATAATCCTGGTATCACAGCAGAAGATATCCCATTGTCTGCTGAAGGTCGAAAAGTTGTTCGTAACTTTAAACCAGATATGGAAGCAGTGAATGCAGCTTTCAATAAGGCTATGCAAGGGTTATGAGTCAAACTCCTGACCCTAAATATAGCTGGGTATTTCAAAGGCTTACTGAAAATGATCAGGGGTACAATCTTGAAAGTATTGTTGCCTATACAATTTATAAAAAGCATAAGATAGATTTTATTAATCAAATAAAATCGCGCCATCAACGAGACCCAAACGATCAAGAGTGGGAAACATTTCACACACAATGTGAACTTGACTCCTCTTTAAAAGGTTTTCGTGATCAAGCAAATATAGTCGTTAGTAATCTTTTAAATGTTGCATTAAGTTCCGAAATAGCAGCCCTTGAAGACCAAGCACTACTTGATTCAAAAGTTAAAGCCCAACTGGAAATAGTTGAAACAAAAGTGAATACAATCAATGGGTTTATGACAGAAAAACAAGGAGCTGGGTGGTGGTTTAGTGAAGTTGGTAAAAACTTTCTTGTTAATATTCTAACGATCTTTTTTATTGGTGGATTTGCAACCTTTGTTTTAAATTTTAATAAAGTCTCAGAGTGGTTTGGAAAATTCTTCGAGTAGATTACATGTAAAAACTCAAATTTTTAGTCCTTATCTAAAGAAAATATCTAGTGCAAAATCTAGGATTTGTTAATCGTGATTATTGTCTTTTATAAAATTTTTAATAATAGGTTTTATTAATGCATAAATTATTTTTGGGATTGTTTTTTTTATTAGCAACATCTGTATGTTCTGCACAAGATGCTATTCAAGTTGTTTTTGGAATGAAAATTAAAGGTGTTGAGTTCGTCTATCCATTTGATGAAAAAAATGATTTGAATCACCAATTAGGTAGACCTAATCAATACATAGAAAAAGTTTCATGGCCAGATCCTGAAGTCGACCCCAAGTTTGAAAGTGATGGTTATTATGATAGTGATATACCGCCTGAAAAATTTGTTGGTGGGACTATTGAAAAATTTAGAAACCAAGCAGATTTAAATAGACGTTATAACTATATAAAAAGTGTACATTTGGCAATGCCAATGACTAATCAATACATGTATAAAAAAGGACTATTTTTACTTCGTTTGGACAGAGAATTTACGCCTGAACAAGCTAAAGAATATGAGATAAAATTTTATAAAACTGTTAAATAGGAAATTATATGCAAGTCATGATCAGGGTTTTAGAAGCTAGAAAAATAGAGCACGGTTGTAATTTGCTTGCAGAGATAAATAAGAAAGGAGAAGTCACCAATCTTTATGATTACAATGGTAATGAATTAAAAATTAATTTCTTACGCAATGAGGTTTATTACAATAAGATTTGGTGGACGTTCCCCTCTAAAGTAGAAAACTTTTAATTAAAATCTAAGCTTTCTTCATTTTGTTTTTCCTTATACTCAGCCAGCCACATTTGTGGTGCCTCTGCCCAACTCATTAGCCCACTAGGCTCTCGTACATTGTGGTATGCATTCATAAAACGTGCATACCTTCACAGTGGTGTTTAGGAAAGCCTGGTGGGTTCATATCTAAACGCACATTTTTATAAAACAATTCAAAAAGTTCTTCAGGATGCATTTTTAATCCTCTCCAGCTGCTAGATCCCAACTACACAAGTAATTAGTCCTAAAGTTTTCTAATGAATTAAATGCAGAAGACATTGCGTCTGCAGTATCGATAAACTTTTTAACAGCCGTTTTAGTTGCCTCCTGCATTGAAGCTATCCATTTCTCTAAAGCTGGCCATTCATCTTTTAAAATTTTTAGTTTTGGGATAGGTCGTGGTTTAAAAGATTTTTTATATTGAGCAAATGACTGGTAACAAGCTCTCCGGTGCTTTCGATCCTTTACCTTTGAAATGCTTTTAGCCTTAAATGGAAAGTCTAATGAATAATCCCAATACAACTCAGGTAGCATTTCTTCACAACGCTTTAGCCATATAAGCTCACGGCCATTAACACGGCTTAAAAAGAAAATTTTGCCCTTAAATACAATATTTAAAATGGGAGTTAGATGCTGGACTCTTTTCATTTAATGTCAGCTCCAGTTAATTTTTTCTCTTCCTGCAACTGCTCATATTCAGTTAGCCAATCTAAGCGATTAAATCCCCCTTCATTAGAATTTGGATAAATGCCTGCAATAAAAAAACCTTCTTCATGTGCTGTCTTTTGATAGGTATGGGCAATGATATTGACGTAATCACATTTAAGGTTCTTCAATACTTCATAAGCTTCATGTGCAATCGGATGGTCTGGTGTGACATTGATCATGGCTTAATGTCCCAATTCTCATCATTTGTTGCTTTTAACTCTAATAAAGTAGGTATATGAATCTTCGGATCTGGTGCTGCACTTGGAGAAATAGTGTGAGTAATTTCAATATGCCCGCCACATGTAAAACCACAAAATAAGTTAGGACATGTTAGCCAAACGTCCTTCAGTAAAGGGTGTCGTTGCTCACTTGAGCGAATTTTTAGATTAGTAACTTTACAGTGTGGGCAAACGAGTTGTGGACGGGAATTGTTTTTGTTTATTTTGTTGTAGTTATTGGGTGCAATCATTTATCAAATCCTTAAGAACATATTTATATTTATTTTAAATTAAAAGAACAAATATTTGTTCTTTTTCTATATTTTTTATAGTATTTAGTCAGTTTTTCTAATGCAGAAAAATATATGCAAAATTTAAAATGCCAATGTTGTTTTAAATTATTGGCTAGAACAGATGGCTTTAATCAAATCGAAATTAAATGCCCTCGTTGTAAAACCCTAAACACATTCCAGAGCACCTTGAGTGCCTTACCTGAATGCCCAGAGCATCAAACACCAGGTAAGATTCATGACACAAAACCTCTCACCACAATACAATCCTAGTGGACATAGTTTCAGTGGTTGGCTCGGTGGTAAATCACAACTAGCTAGAACAATCATTGATATGCTTCCAGAACATAAAACATATGTTGAAGTCTTCGGCGGAGCAGGATGGGTTCTATTTAAAAAAACCCCTTCTACTGTAGAAGTTATTAATGACATTAATGACGATCTGATTAACCTGTATCGCATATTAAAATTTCACTTCGATGCGTTTTTAACTGAATTTGAATTATTGTTATTTTCACGTACTCAATTTGACGATTTTAAACGTGACCAATCTGGTCTTACTGATATTCAAAGAGCAGTGAAATTTTATTATTTACTACGCTCTGCCTTTGGTTGCCAATTAGATGGCTCTTTTACCTATTCTAAAGATAGAACGAACCGCATGCGTCTGGGCGAACGTCTACGGGAACATTTAGTTTCTATTCATGAACGTTTGCAAGATGTAGTCATTGAAAATCGCTCTTATGATTATGTCATCAATCGCTTGGATGGTCCTGACACATTATTTTATCTGGATCCTCCCTATTGGGATTGCGAAAATGTTTATGGTAAAGGCATTTGGTCTAAAGAGGATTTTTATACTCTAAAAGACAAACTAGATAAGATTAAAGGAAAGTTCATTTTAAGCCTGAACGATGTGCCTGAAGTGAGAGAACTGTTTAAGGACTATCAAATGACACATCGTAAAATCCGTTGGTCAGTGAACTCTAAAGCAGCTCATGAAGACCACAATGGCAATGAGTTGATCATTTATAACTTTTGATCTGTTTTGACTTGTTCAAGCATATCTTTCTTAGCATTAAGGCGTGGTAATTCACGCTTTAATCGTTTTTCAGCAGCCACTTTACTTTGAAATACACGATCAATGACTTTGGGGTTAGTTTGATCCCCCAAGGTTACCCAATAACGTGGGCTTTTATTTTGGCCGATTGTATATTGTGTTTTTAAACCTGTATAAGCCTTCTGGTCTAACTCATTATGCGCTGTAAATTTACCTGTCTCGAGATCTAATAGGGCATATTCACGATCTAAACGTTGTTGTGCTCCAGCTTTAGTCAAATAAAGATATGAGAAATGTTTAGGGTTTGATTGATCACCTTTAGTCAGTTTTACAGCCTTATCCCCTTCTTGATAATAAACCACAACACCAGTCCATTTTTTATCTTTCTCGGAAACAAATTGGTCTTCAAATAGTTCAGATACATCGTCTGCATCTGGGAAAAAAACTTCAAGTTGAAGATCAGTTGTATATCCACCTGAACTGTCCAGTGTGTCTGTGATCGTTGTTCCAAGCCAGTAAATTTCGTCAATCTGCTCTTTGATTCCAATAAACAAGAAAGTTTGTTCCGGGACAAGATCTGGTATTCCTCTGGCCAGTTTATAACTGAGTGTTTCTGCTGTTCGTTTAAAGTGGTTTAGCTTGGCTCTAGCAGCTAAAGTTGCGGTTTGTTTATCACGATGAATATGACGTAACTCTTTAATATTTTGATTCGATTGGTCACCAACAATCACTTCAAGTTTTTTGGCCATTTTATCGTCGTAATAAAATGCACGTATTGCAGTGACCTCTTCCCCTCCATCACTAAAACTATATCTGTGTTCATCGCCTTTTGACCTGGTCAAAAGGTAAGTTGGTAAATCTTGGCCAGAAATGGTCTGACTCTGGCCTTTTGGCATAAAGAGTAATGTACCGTTTTTGATGGTAGCTATAGCATCGTGCTCATCTGCTAAACGAGTCAGTAAATTTGCATCTGATTCATTTTGATCGATATGAATAATTTTATGTTTGGCCAGTTCTTCAGATACTTGGTCATTAAGATCATGTTCGATTGCAATCTTTCTAATCAGATCCCCCAAAGCAATATCATCAAAGCTACGTTCCTTTTTTTGCTTTAAAGATTTTTTCATATCTGCGCTGGTAGCACGGATCCGAAGTGTATCCGGTGCTCCGCCATGCTCAACTTCTTTAACGATGTAGCTACCTTTATAAACAAGTCCAGAATGCTGCCAACCAAGCCATGCTTGTATGACCGCACCCTTACTTGGGATTTCAAGTAATCCATCATGATCGGACAATGTTAAATCAAGCGTATCAACCTCAAAACCACGTTTGTTTTCAATACGCATTTGCCCTAAGCGATTGTTGACCTTTGATGAGATATCTACGCCATCAACAACAAGTTTATAAATAGGAACAGAACTCGCCTGCAGTACATCATCAACAACTGAATTTATTGCGGAAATAAGGGTCATAATAAGCCTATCAATTTACCTGCAGCATTACCGATTAGAGTTCCTGGCTTCTGTCCTTGTGTCAGCTTTAAACTAAACTCAATTTTTCGAGGAGTACCATCTGTAAAAAAGTAAGTTTGTGTTTCTTGCAAATCATCAATGTGATAAAGCCCAAAAACTTTACCTGTTCCAGCAATAAGCGGAAAATTTTTACCTGTATCACCCATGGTACGTAAAGCAGTAATACTCATCTGAGAACCAAACTCCGGCACAATACTTCCTTCTAAGGTAATTGTATCTTCCCCCCTACCCACAAACTGATAGGCTGGCATTTCACCAACGCGGGAATTACTCGGATGCCGCCAGTTGGTACTACGCTGTAACTGCTGGTAAACCGCAGTCGGGATGCTAAACGGGAACATGCCCAATATCATCATCATGTGATTTACTCCTGATCTGCCATGATTGTGCGTACACGTGACAATTTATCGCGTTGTAATCGATTAATTACTTGTTCAATTTGACGTTCAAGATCTTGAACTATTTGTCCTGGTGCAGCATGAATATGAATCGTGTAAGTGTCTCCAGCCACAGCCAATGAAGACTGACGACTTGAAGTTAAATTTGGTGCTGTTTGAATTTTTGAAATAACGGGAGCAGCAATATCAATCTGATCCATAGTGGGTGATTGAGTTTTATTGGTGAACAAATTGAGAACTTGATTGTATTTGTTCTTTAACTCTGGAAAGGCTTGAGTTAAACCCATGCCAATACCACCAACAACGTGCCCACCCAATTCGGCCATCACACGGGATGGAGAATGGATGTCCATTTTTTTTGTAAAAAAGCTTGGAACGTAACTGGTGACTTCACTCCAGACAGTTTTTAGTTTTGCAAAGCCTGACTTAATACCATTGATTAAACCATCGATGATATTTGCCCCAAAATTGAAGAACTTACCTACTAGCCCAGCTACAGTATTTACCAAACCTGCAAGCCATAAGCCAAAAGCCTTCCCACTATTTGTGGCACTATCGAGCTGTTGTTTTGTGGCTTGAAATGGTTGAAACAACTGGCTTACCCATTGCCATGCTGTCTTAAATGAGTTAATGAGCCAATCCCAGACAGGTTTTAAGGGAGCTAATGCGGATCCTAATGTTTGAAATAATGGAGCAAAAGCTGCACTTAAAGGTGCTATGCCTTCTGTTAGACCTTGCCAAAATCCTTGAAAAAAAGCTTTGATCGGTTGCCAGTATTTATAAATAAGAAATGCAGCGCCTGCTATACCCGTAATAATTAAGCCAATTGGGTTCATAAGCAGTGCACGACTTAAAAATAATACACTTTGAGCAGCAACTCGTGCACCTGTTGCTAAAGCAGCAAACATACCAACGGCTCCACCACTTAAAACAGACCATAAACCTAATACTGCATTTCTGAGCAATATTTTAGATGCTCCGAGTAATCCATTGGTTCTGATCGCTATAGAAGCTGCAAAAACATAATTCCTTAAGGCAACAACTGCATTTGTAGTTAGAGCTGTTGCAAATGCCCATACTCCACGTGCTGCGTTGACAAATGATGTATATAAACCGGCTCCAAATGTTTTTGTCATCATCCAAGCATTTGTTATTGCTATTTTCATGACACTAGGTAATTGTCTGAGACTTGAAATAAAGCCCTTTGGACTACTCGCTAACCAAGCTGTAGTTAAGCTAGTTCTTAAAACACCAGATAATGCAGAAACTTTAGATATCACTGATGAGAATCGGGTAGTTAATGCTATAGATGAAGTGCCTAGTCCACTAAATAGTCTAGTTAAGAGCCCTCCTTGCACACCCAATGTCGCCATCATAAGTCGCAAACTTAACATGCTTAAAATGAGTGGTGAGAAAACTAGAAGTAAGCCACCAATAGCGACTAAACCACCAGCTATCAATAACAGGCCAGTGCCTAATGCTTTTGCCAAAGTCGGGTTCTGTTGCATCCAGCCTGTAAAACCTTGCAAAGCATTTGATGCCATGACAAGTGCTTGGGTATAGATCGGTAAAATAGTCTGGCCAAACTGTAAATATGCGTCGTTAAGTTTTGCCCTTGCTTCTAGCTCTTTACCCGATGTTGTGCCTTGAGCTTGTGTATTAAGTTGATCAATATTGAATGCACCTTCATTCAGCTTGGCATTCTTATGGATCTGATCACGTTGCATATACATCTGAGCAAATAGATTTGAAGCAGTACGGTTACTGAAGACACTACCAATCGCATCGATAACGTCCCCTTCTTTAGTTATACCTTTGGCATTCAGTGCCGGTACTAAAACTTGCTCCATCCAAGCGAACTGATCTTTCTTAAAGAGATCTGCACCTTTAATCGCGCCAATATCTAAATATGATAAATCTCCGGTCTTGTTATGCTTAACTTTAGAATAGTCACCAATAAGACCAAATTTATCGAGATTTGCAGCTGCTCGTTGTGTTGTTCTGCCCTGGTATAAATTCTGATAAGCCGACATCATTGATGTACCTACACGATGTCCACCCATTTCCTGAACTAAAGGCTCCATTTTGTAATAGAACGCCTTGTTATCCATGCCCTTGGCAGCGATACCACCCGTCTTGATTACATTGAGCCACTCTTCAGCTTGTACACGTCCACCTGTAGCTGTAATCACTTGTTGAATAATATTGGCTTGTTCCTGAAATGATTCTTTGCTCTTTAAACCATTACGCATTTCGATGACTTTAAGCATATCCATGAATTTTTTTTCATTTTCTACACCGTGGTCACCATACATGGCTTCATTTGCAAATTTCATTTTAGCCAGTGTTGGAGCTACCCATTGGGCATGATGTACATCACCAAAAGCTGTGACACCATCACGCACCAGGGTTAAATTATCTAGCGTACTGGTACCAAAAGTTTTCATTGCCTTAGCGTATTGAATTGCTTCATCTGTAGCTTTTTTCCCAAAGCCTAGTGATGCGATACGATTTTCTTCAACATCTACCCGTTTGGATTCATCAATTGGTTTACGCATTTGATATAAGGCAGCGGTACCAGTTGCAGCCATACCTGCTCCATACATGGCTGCAGTCCGTACATTACCCGTCATCTTGCTATGTGATTTTTGGAAACGGTTTAAGTTTTCGAGCTTATTTTTTTGACTGTCGATCGATGTATTGGCTGCATTAATTTTTTCTTTTAATTCTTGCTGCTGGTCAGCAAAGTTTTTCGACTTTAGACCGGCATTGTTTAATTCATTTCTGAGTTCAATTAGACGTGGTCGACCTTCAGTTACGACCTTAGTTAATTGCTTAACTTGTGTTTCTGCCTTTTTTAATTCTTTTGTCAATTTAGCATCTGGATTTACCGCTAATTGCTCGCGCAGTGACTGTACTATTTTTTTATTGCGTTCTAGTTCAGTAGAGGCTTGTTTAACATCCTCTTTGAGCTTTTTAAATGAATCAAGTTGCCGTTGTTGATCATTAAGTCGTTTTAATTCATCACGGGTATTTTTTAATGCTTTGGAAGCAGCATTGCTACTTCCAATCATTAACTTGAGAGCTGGACTTAAACTATCTTTTGATCCAAACAGGACTTCAAGTTTTAAGGGTTTCATTCGGCATCATTTCCATTACGATCAATGGCTTTTTGATGCCATTGCATCAGTTGACTGAGTGACATATCTCTAAAGGCTTGCGGTGGCCAATGAAAAACCACCGCAATATTTGCTATTGCATCGTCTACTGTTGGCGTAATACTTCCGCACGTGCTGATTTCGGCTGCAAAAAAAGTAGAATTACTCCACCAATTTGTGCAATATCCGAAGGTTCAAGCTGACGGATCTGAGTTTTTGTTAATGTTGGCGAACTAATACGAGGCAAAATAGTAAAAATTGAAGAGACATCACCTTGTAATAAGTCAGCAATTTTCAACCCCTGTAATGCTTCTGAATTTGGTTTGCGAATCTCTAAAGATTTAATTTCTAGATTTCCCATCATAATTGGACTATCAAGGTCTACAGTCTGGACATCTAGATTAATGGTCGCAGTGTTTTCAACTTGTTCTAAAGTTTGCATGGTAAAGCTCCAAAAAATATATAAAAAAACCTCTGCTCACGGGACATGAACAGAGGGATGGAAAGTTAAATTAAACCGATGTTGGCACGGTGCTTTTCGAGTCGATCGACACCACCTACATTTTCTTTGATACCAGGAATATCAATCTCGATGACAACTTCACCATCGATCGTGAGTTTGTAATAAGACCAAATAGTCTTTACTGTTATTTCAGTATCATCACCAGCTTTGGCATTACCAAAATCGATTTCTTCGTGACGACCACGAATTACGATTTCGACTGCGGTATCTTCACCAGTATCATCGCGCTGATATGAACCAGCAAAACGCAAACCAATTGCAGAAATGGTTTCAGCACCAAATTGTTGTAAAACAAGTTTATCGATACCACCGAGTTTCCAGGTCATCTCAATCGCATCATCACTAAGACCTAAATCGACCTTAACGTTGCCATTCAAGCCACCGCCTCGCCAGTTTTCGAGTTTACGGCCTAGTTTCGGTAACGTGACTTCACCAGTTTGGCCAAGATATGAATTACCTTCGTTATATAGGTTTGAGAGTTTTAATTTGCTTGGTATAGCCATGATCTAGTCCTTATCCTGCTGTTACACGCGACGCAAAGTCGACCAAGTAACGGTCTGTAATTCGTTGGCGTAATACTAGGTTTTCAAGTGGTGGAACTGGTGTGTAGTCATAGTCGATGTAAAACTTACCTGACTTAATGACTTCTTTTGTATTAATGGCAGGATCTAACCAACATTCACCGCCCAGCAAATAATTGCTTTGAGTCATTTCACGCATTTTTGCATTAATGCCTTCGACAATATCTCGGGCGAGACCTGGTGTAAGTGCTAAATCGGCAGCCCACATATGCCCTTCGGCCATAGTATCGGCAAGGATTTGTGCAGTTCGCGTATAATTTTCAAATGAGAATAAAGGATCCTCAGAACAAGTTCGTGAACCCCAAAAGCGGAAACCATCGCGCTGGATTAAAGTGGTGATGGCGTTCTGGTTGAGATAGCCCGCATCAGTGTCGGGATCTTGCAACTGCCAATAGACATCTTTACTAATGCCTGTCACTCCATTCACAGGAACGTTAGACAGTGTTTTTTGCCATCCCATTTCATTATCAATTTTTGCACGTAAACCAAGTGCTCGAGCAGTTGCATCAAAAGTTGATAAAGAATTTGTAGCGGTATCAAAGCCAAGAAAGTCTGGCCATAGCACCATTGCTTCACGTGCGCCAAAAGTTTGACGGTATGCTTGAGCTTCTTCTTTGGTTTCGCAGCCATTTGCAGAGACATAAGCGAAACCACGTAGCTTTTGAGCCAAAGCGATTAATGCAACGGAAACTGGTGAGGTATCTAAACCAGGAATACCTAAAATTCGTGGTTTTACGCCAAGCTGTGCTTCAGCAGCAAGCAAAGCCTTCATACCTGTATATTTACCGTTGACAGAACCACCAATGATTGCGGACGTTTGTTCTGCAGCATCAGTTTTCTGTTCTACACGTACAACTACGGTGGCAGGATTAGTTTGATCAGCAATCGCTTGAAGCGAGCGTGCTAATGTTCCCTGGTCCCCTGCTTTGTCTAAAGCAGCTTGTACATTTGTAAGCAATACGGGTGTATTTAAAGGAAATTTGGTTGCATCTGCATCGGATGCAGTACATACCATACCAACAACGGAACTTGATACTGTTCGTATTGGTCTGGTGCCATCATTGAGTTCTAAAACTCTGACACCATGGTGATAGTCTTGAGCCATAAAAATAGCCTGTAATCTGGTTAGTTTTCAGATCACAGGCTTACAAATTGAAGTTTTTAAGTCATGTTGTAAGGTTTGTATATGAGTTATATACAAATGAACTTAATCCCCTTCCTTAAACTGTCATTGCATAACGCCACATTTCATCAATTTCATCGTCAGAACGTTTTAAAAGGGTAAGCATGTACTTAACAGACTCATTAGAGCGTTCGAACTTTTCAGATTCGTTATATTCAATTTGAATGCGTGTTTTAAGTACTTGATCTTCAATATTAGCAATGGCCTGCTCTAATGTTTCTAACAATTCGTACTGAAGCAGAGTAAGCTTAAATTGTCGTCTTGTAAGTGGTTTAAATTCAGCAAGTCGCAGTTGCTCTTTCTCTTCATCTGAAAGATATTTTTTCGGGTTAAGATGCCGATCAATTTCTTCACTCGTCATTTCAATTAAATCTGCTTCAAATGCAAATACTTCGCCAGTGTTTTGATTTCTAAAATATTTCATCGTAATTCACTCCATTTTTGAAAATTGCCATTTACTCTATATGTAGATCCATTGGAAATAAGTACAGAAGTGGGTTTTGATTGGTTATAACCATCTTGGTTACCAATTGACACGACTGGAACACCGTCTACGAGTAAATCGAAAGATCCTGCGTTATTCCAACTCGGGGTTAGGACCATGATTTGAATCGGCTTACCTGTCGTATTCGTATATGTTGTATTTGAGGAACGGCTTGAAGTAACGTCTGACCAGCTTTGTCCCACACCAATCGCATTATTAGCTGTTGTTACGATTGTTATATTTCCAGAACCATCAAAGTTAGCAGAGCCAGAAACTGCACCAGTTAATGCAATATTTCTAGCAGTTTGAAGTCTTGTTGCTGTGGCGGCATTACCATCTAATTGAGACGCAATAATCTTTCCAGCAGTTCTGATATCCCCTTGTGAATAAATACCGTTAACTGGAACTAAATTACTTTGACTAAAGCTATTTGATACTAATAATCCACCAGTTAATAACCGTTGCCCATATTGCTCGGTTTCATCTGTAAACCAAAAATCACTATTACTACGAATTTTATTGATATATGTAATGCCGTTAACACGTAAATCACCAGTGACAGTTCCTCCAGTTAATGGCAATTTAGAATCATCTCGAGTCCCAACTATTCTCCAATCAGACCACGTTGCTGTATTGCCATTGACGTTCCATGACTGGCGCATGGCCATTGTTCCATTATTTTGGCCTTCAGACTGATGAGGAAAATAGACTTGATGACAGGCTCCTCCGCTTCTAAAAACGACTAGAAAACCATATCCGTATAGGCCAGCCACTTTATAGTCTACAACTGTATATTTTCCATCTAGTAACGCTTGGTCAAGCTGCTCAATACTTGAAATGCTTCCATTCCAACGAACAGGAGCTTCAATATTGATATCTTGCGTACCATCAAAAACAGTACCATTAATATTACGGCCAGTTTGCAATTTGGTTGCTGTTGCTGCATTACCTGTAATACTAGAATCTGTATATGCCAGCTCTTTTTTATTTAAAAAATCAATCTTTCCATCATCGCGTACAACACAGCTAATGATTTTAGTTTTACCCGTGACTAC